TAAGAAGTTTGCAGGGTTCACACCAGAACAGATGGGTAAGATTATACCTGAAATGCAGGGTATGCAGGCTGATGAACAAGCTGCTTACTTAGCGTCACAGCCTGGTGCTGCTGCTCGTGTGGGTAAGATGGCAGAGGTAGCGCAGAAGCGTATTGGTATGGCTTATGGTGGCATGGCTACTAAGAAAGGCTATGCAGAGGGTGGTAGTACATCTCCAGATAGTTTGAATCAAGAAGAACAAATGCAGAATAAGTCTAAAGGTATGCTTCCTATAGATGGGGGCTTTGGCCCACCTATCCAGCCTGTTTTGCCGATCAAATCACTACCAGTTAGTCCCGCACTACGAGACTTGGATACAGCTAAGTCTGAAGTAATGGCATCAAACAAAGCTCTGCAGGATGCACTTACTGCACAAAAAGCTAACCCTGAAGATAAAGCTCTAGTAGACGCCGTGAATAAGGCACAGACTGAATTAAACGCAGCTGGTGGTAGGCTTACTCAAGCACAAAATATGTATAAATTTGCAGGTATGCCCAGCGCTACAGAGATTAAAGGTACAGCTGCTACAGACCCATCTAGGCTGATAACTAAAGCAGATACAGCTACAGTGTCAGCCACGGATAAGGCTGCTGGTGAGATTGACCCTACTACAGGGCAACTTACTGGTGGTGCAGCTACTGCAGCCTTAACTAAGGCAGGTATTGCTCCTGGGGTTACAGCACCAGTAGTAACAGAGGCTGCTGTGTATGAGCCTGTAGAAGCTACTGCAGGTGTCGGCGTTGTAATGGATCGCCTTACTGCAGCAACAGGTAAACCTAGTGAAGAAGCTCTTGCTGAAGCTGCTCAGATGTCACCAGAAGATTTAGCCTCTTTAGGTTTATCTGTAGAGCAGATCCAAAAAGCTCGTACAGTTATAGCTCCTGACGCACGTGTCGTACAAGAAGGTGAGATGATTGAAGGCTCTACTGTTGACATGGAACGTGTCAAGAAAGAGACTAACTTTGAAGCTGCTACAGGCGCTCCTTCTACAGACGCTACAGTACAGGGTCAGCTTACAGGTTTGATGGAGCAGTTTGAGGGTAACGAACCTCCTCCATGGGCTGCTGGTGCAATGAGAGCCGCTACAGCTACTATGGCTGCACGTGGTTTAGGTGCATCGTCTATGGCAGGTCAAGCTATTATCCAAGCTGCTATGGAAAGTGCACTACCTATTGCACAGATTGACTCTGCTACCTTTGCTAAGTTTGAAGCCCAGAACCTGAGCAATAAGCAACAGGCTGCTATGTTTGCTGCAGAGAAACGTGCTGAGTTTCTTGGGTTAGAGTTTAATCAAGAGTTTCAAACTCGTGTATCTAATGCTGCTAAGATTTCAGACATTGCCAACCTTAACTTTACTGCAGATCAACAGATTGCACTAGAGAATGCTCGTATGGCACAGACTGTAGACCTTACTAACTTAAATGCTACTAATGCTAAGATTATGGCTGATGCAGCTGCTCTTAATAACGTAGACATCACTAACCTAAACAACCGCCAGTCCTCTGCAGTACAAAACGCTCAAGCATTTCTACAGATGGACATGACTAACCTAGCTAACGAGCAGCAGACATCTGTATTCAAGGCTCAACAGCTTGCTAATACATTGCTATCAGATACAGCAGCAGCCAACGCATCTAAGCAGTTTAACGCTACAAGTCAGAACCAGACAGACCAGTTCTTCTCTAGTCTTGCTGCTAACGTTGCTCTGCATAACAATGAGCAGATCAATGGCATGAACCGTTTTAATGCTGGTGAGGCTAACTCTATTGACCAGTTCAATGCTACTGCCAGAGAAGCACGTAACCAGTTCAACTCTACAAACGCTCTAGTTATTGCACAGGCTAACGCTGCATGGTCTCAGTCTATCACTACTGCAGCTACTGCAGCACAGAACCAGAATAACCGTGATGCAGCTATGTCATCTAACGAGTTCACTATGGCAGCATACAATGCTATTGTACAGGAAGAGCGTGACTTAGTTAGCTTTGTATTTAATGCAGCACAGAAACAACTGGATCGTGATGCAAGTATTACACTTCAGTCTATGCAGACTGAATCCCAGAGACTTAGTGACCAAGCTAACATTGATGTAGCTGGCGGTGCAGGTGTTGGTCAGATTATCGGTGCTCTAGGCCCAACCATTCTTAAAGGTGTGTTTGGGTGGTAAAAGCATACTATTTATAACAGCAGGAATAATACTAATGACAAGTCTAACAGGCGGAAATGCCGCAGCCAACGACATCAGAAAACTCATGGAGCAGATCATAGCTGAGCGTGATGCTAAGTTTGCACCTAAACAAGAGGGTGGTGAGGCGGCACCTACGGGCGGTATGTTTGATAAACCTGCAGTAAAAGCTGACGAGGGTGACGTAATAACAGACCTGCTGGGTTATCTTGAGCAGAAGCGTACAGAAGTATTGGAATCGTATCAGTCTAAGGTTATGCGTAGGTCAACTAAGCCCTTACCTAAACCTGAAGATATAGACGTGTCTAGCTTTCTTTCAGAAGCAGGATTGTCCTCACAGCCTGATCCGCTGACTTTTACCCGTGATACGGCTCCTGCGTTAGGTGAGCCGTCTTGGTCGCAGGTAGCAGACAACGTATTTCTTGATCCCTCTAAAGAACCTGCAAAACCTACGTTATCTGAAGGATTGCTCTCACGTGAAGACAAACCCGTAGAAGAATTAACAGATGATGAAAAGTTTTTACGAACAGGTAAGCTGCCTGAGGAAGGTCTTATGACACGCCCTAAAGCTAGACCAGAATCTATGACAGGTTTATCAGATGATGCCATGGGTCTTGCCAGTGAAAGTGGTTATGCTTTTATGGCTCCTAATTCCTTATTTAGGACTGCTTTAAAAGAGAAAGAAGCAGGTAGTTACTCTACTCTATTTGCTGATGCAGAAACCACAAACACACCGTGGAAAGGTACAGATATTACTAACATGAAAATGTCTGACGTTTTAGATCTAGTTAAAGCAAATGGCGAGTTTCATAAGCACAACAAAAATAAGCACAATGAAAACACTACCGCTATAGGTAAATACCAGTTTATAGGATCTACCTTAAGAGACTTAAAAAAGAGGGGTGTATTTGATAAGCTAGGCATTACAGATGACACTCTTTTTGACGCAGCTACTCAAGATTCATTAGCAGCATACCAAGCAATACACAGGCTTAAGGATAGAGCTAAAGGTACATTAAGTTCTGCTAGAACAGAAATGCGCAATGAATGGGAGGGCTTCAAAAAGCTTTCTAACTCTGATCTGAATAACATCATCACAGAGATTGGCTCTGAGATAGGTGTTGAGTTTTCTGACCGTACAGACCCTATAAGAACATCTAGACCTAAGGCTCGTGATTAATGTTCGGCTTACCCCTAGAACTTATCACCATGCTATTCTCCACCGTGTTAGGTGGAGTTATGTCTATGATAGGGCAGAACGCTAAGAACAAAGCAGAGCAACAGAAGCTACTCATCGGTGGTGTAACAGAAGCACGTAACGCTGGCAAGACTGACAAGCACTTTGCGTGGACACGTAGGCTCATTGCTCTATCTGCAATCTTCTCAATTATAGTCTTGCCAAAGGCTGTCGCTGTATGGTATCCTGAGGTAAGCGTTATCGTAGGCTATACAGAAGTACATGGCGGTTTATTCAACTGGATCTTTGGCGGTGATGGCACAGTAAAGTGGCAGGCTGCTAGAGGCTTCGTTATCACACCCCTAGACACACACATCGTTTCCGCCATTGTAGGTTTATACTTTGGCGCAGGTTTCACTAAGTAAGGTATATTATAATGGCTGCAACTACACTCTTTGATGGCCCTATCCCAGGTCAGTCTTTAACAGACGAACCCAAGAACGCTCCATGGGAAAACCCTCCTATGTATGCAGATCCTATGGATGCTCTTGAGCATTATCTAAAGAAGCTGGGTGATGTAGATGCACAGGGCGAAGTTCTAACTATGCTTGACTTGGGTATTCCCGTAAGCGTTGTAGTTGACTCTATGTTATCTAGTGGTATTATGGATGGCATTCACTCTGTAGATGTAAAGCTACTGCTAAAGCCTCTCATGATTATTAACCTAACAGCTATCGCTGATGCAGCAGGGCTTGACTATAAGAATACCATGGATGATTACCGTGATAAGGATGCAGAGGCTAAGAAGAAACGTATGGAAATTCTTGCTGCTAAACTGCAGGCTAAACTAGCGCAGGGTAAGAAGGCAACACCAAACGATCCCGGTGTAGAAATACAGGAAGATGTAGTAGAAGAACTTACTGCAGATGACATGGACACAGAAGAAACAATGACTGAAGAAGCGCCTGCTCCTACAGGTCTCATGGCGAAGGAAGTTTAATCATGGCATGGAGTGCATTTGCAGCAGGGTTTAGTAAGGGCTTTGGTACAGAGCTGTCTGAAGGTATTAAAGAACGCCGTAAGGAACAAAACAAATACGTAGATAATATGATGGATACAGCTAAGGCTTGGCAACCCAAGTTCCTTAAAGCTAATGCTGATGTAGACGCTGACCTTGAGTTGATGAAGGTTATGAACACTGAGTTCAACATCTCAGAAGCAGAGTTTGTAGCCCTCGCTCAGAACTACGATATGAAGGACATCTATAGTAAGAGCATAGAAGCTAGAGAAGCCTTTAAGCAGGTTGGTCTTGACCCTAAGGCTGTTAACCGTGATACTTTACTTACAGGTCTATCTCTGCCAAAAGACTTCTCTCTACCTGAGGGTATGACAGCTACAGATGCTATGCGTCAAATCCACATGGGTTATGCAAAGAACTTGGCTGCAGATCCTAGTAACAAGAGTGATGCACACCAGCAAAATTCCTTCGCTAAGGCAGTAGCAGGGGTACTAATGTTAGACCCACGTTCTTCTGCTGAGAAGATTGCTAACCAGATGCAGGTGATGGGTACATCTGTAGAAGATCTTACTATGTTTGCTGCACAAGGTGGTGTTAAGGGTAAGCCTCTCGACAACGTAACCCGTACTGGTGCTTTTGTACTGCCTAACACAGACTACACATCTTCATCTTTCAATACAACTCTAAGCAACTCTAGGAGCAGTCTCTATCGCACTATGCTAGACTTAACGGATCCAGATGCAACAGTGACTGATGCAAATTCAGCAGCCATACGGCTGGCTCTAGGCGAGTCTAACAATAAAAATATTAATAAAACAAACCTAGCTACCTTTATTGAGTCTGGTGCAGGTAAGTTTGGTCAGCTTGAGAAACAGCTTATCAATAAAGGTATGAGCCTAGGCTTCAATACTAGGGGTATGCGTGACATGGCTCTTAGTGCAGTACGTGCTGAGATTAACACAGTAGATGAGTTAAGCAATTTCTCTGAGGCTGTTAAGTCAGGTAAGGCTGTGGAGCTTATCCTAGAGTCTGTGAGAGAGACAGGCGAAGTTACTAGGGAGACTATTGAAGCTATACTTGGTGATGAAGTCAAAAGTAGTGAGGGTGATGTTCCTAATGTAACAGATGAAGGTGTAACAGCAGAAAACAACAGCCTATCAGATCTAGAAAATCTTCAAAGGGAGATGGAACTTACAGGACCACAACCCTCTGAGCCAGCCGTTGTAAAGGGACCACCGGAATCCCGTACACAACCTGGCTCCTTAGTAGACAATCTTATAAAAAGAAATACTACTTCTGTGCCTGAGCCTGTTGTTAGTAGTTCATCTAGCAAAACGCAAACAGCTGAAGATATAGCTAATGAAACAGCCCTTCGTAATCGTGAGTTAGCATCTGAACGTTCAGGTAAATTAACTGCAGAAGAATTGCTTGAGCCTATCTCCAATCCAGTATCTGTAAAAGAGTTTATGGAAGGTCTAGTAAGTCCAGTAGCTGATGCTCTTGAAGGACCAGTTAAGTCTATGGGTGATAGTATTGCTTCTTATATGAAACCTCTAAAGGATGCTATTAGAGCAGGAAGAGGTAGGCCTTCTATGGATGTAGGAGCAGGCGAAGCTCTTGGTACTGTTTTAGGTGGACCTTCTTTAAAAGATGCAGTAGCTGCAGGTAGAGATGGTGCATCACGAGATGTAAGCCTTGGGGATCTATTCGGTGCGTGGGTACGTAAAACCTTCCCAGAGTTTAAAGTACCAGAAGCGCCGCTACCTACAGGTGATGAGATCCTAGAGTTTGCTAGTCAGTTTAGTGCAGACTTTGAAGCAGACCCTGCAGGTAAGGAGCCTCTGAAGAACTTAGAGATGGTCCCTGAGGGAGTGCCTTTTGAGATACTGACATACGGAGCGCTTGATACTGTTATGAAAGAAGGGCGAACCTTCCCAAGTAAAGAAGTTGCTAAGCAATGGTTGTATGATTACTTAGAGAAAGAAGAAGATTTCTTAACGCAGTCAGGCTTAGAACTTACAGACCAAGAAATTGACCTTATAGCATCTACTCTGCACATTGGCTACGGGAGCTAAGAATGGCTGGAACTAAACAGTACTACACAGAGGAAAATATGCGGGGCAAGAAGCTCTCAGACTTTGCCTCTGATGTAGACTTCATTGAGGACAGTGTTACCTTCCTTAAGTCTAACCGTAAGGGTTATACAGACGAAGACTTTGCTAATATGAATGGTGAGGATGTAGTTAACGAGGTGCTAGAACACTTCCGCTGGGCTAATACAAACGAAGTTAGTATGGCTAAAGACTTCAGCTACATCAAGGATGACAAAACACCAGAAGATCATAAGCAAGCATACGGGCGTCTACTCTTTGCATTTGATAACGCAGATGGTGAAGGTATCTGGGATGACCACGGTAAGGCTGTACGTGATTATGTAACTGGTGCTGCAACTGCCCCTAGTACTGTAGGTTCTGTTGTTGCAGGTATGTTTACTGGTGGTACAGGTGCTGCAGCTATTCAGGGCAGTAAGGCTGCTGCTCAGGTTGCTGTACGTGCTGCTGCTAAGAAGTACCTGAAACGTGCTGCGCTGGGCGGTTTGTTAGATGGCAGTGTAGCTGCTGGATCTCAGCTTGGTCTAGAGGCTACTAAGGCAGACGCTGGTGATACCATTGAGGAAGAGTATGACATCAACTACAAGAATGTAGCTGCTGCTGGTGCTATCGGTGGTACTCTAGGTTTTGGTGTTAACGTAGGTGCTGCTGCCTTACAGAAGAGCGGTGCTAATAAGCTTGTAGATACACTTGATAAAGGGCGTCAGGCACAGGCAGATCGTATTGCAGAGGCTGCAGAGAAGGCTAAGATTAAGCTGGATGTTGTATCTAAGAACAAAGAAAAGAAAGAGCTTGCTGATGAAGTAATTGGCAAGATGCTATTTGCTATTGATCCTAAGCTTGTCGATGAGGGTATGAAGGCTAAGGTAGACATCCTAAGTGCAGACCTTCCTGATGGACTTATAGCTGGTCTTGACCGTAAAAAGATACAGATCTTAGGTGCAGCTGCATTTGATCTAGCAGAAGAGCTAAAGATTAAACCAGGTAAAGGTGTTCGTATCACAGAGCAACTTGCTAATATTATGGAGACTCCAGGCGGTAGCGGTACTGCTAGAGAGATCTTTGATCGTGTACGTAAAGAGTATGGCTTGAGTCCACGTGAGCTGTCGGCTGTCTATGCAGCTGAAGTATCAGAGGCTGCTAAGATCTTGGTAGGTCAGAAGAACCTAAAGAATAACTTAGGTGGTACAGTTAAGCCTGTTGATGCTGACAAGTTTAAAGCTAAGCTTGATGCTCTGTATGAGCAGGGTATGTCACGCCTTAGTGGTGAGGATGCTAAGGTTCTAATTGAGGCTCAAGAACAGGGTGGCGGTATTGCAGGCAGTACATGGCGTACTTTCCGTAGAGCAGAAGATTTACGCAGAGCCTTAATGACATCCCAGCCTACTACTACAATGCGTAACAACATCTTTGGTGTTGCTATGGGTGCAATAGATATGGTTGACCAAGTGGGTATCAACCTTGTACGTAAAGCTCGTGGTAAAACGGATACATACGAAGGCTTGCAGGGTGCAGCAGATGTAATGTCATATTTGACTAAAGACGCCTACGTTGCAGACGCTGTTACTACAATGTTAACAGACGTTGCCCCTGAGAAGATGGCTAAAGTATTCTACCAAGCAGCGCAGGCAGAGGCAGGGACTAGCGCTGATTCAGGTTTCGCTAAAGTAGGTGGTTTCTTTAACAAGCTAAACACAGTATCGGATCACGTATTCAAGAAGGCGGTAGTTGTAGGCTCTATTGATCGTTCACTAAAGCGTCTTAATGATCCTAAGCTAGGCACTAGCGTTATGGATATGCTAGAGAAGGGTACAATAGCTGAGCTACCAGAAGACATTCTTCAGGATGCTCTAGATGAAAGCTTAGAGTTTACCTTCCAGAAACGCCTAGGTGGTAAAGGTTCTAGCGCTGAGAGCAAAGCAGCTAAATCTTTAGTAGATCTTATTACCCGTAGTGGACTTACAGTACTTATACCCTTTCCTCGCTACCTTGCTTCACAGGCAAAACACATTAGTGATTACACAGGTCTGACTATTGCTAGGCGTTTAGCTACAGGTAGCGACATTGCAGATAAAGAGTTTGCCAAGGCTATGACAGGTTTTGTTGTAGGATTAGGCCACTTTAAAGTGCAGCAAGCAAATGTAGCTAATGATCGTGACTGGTTTGAGTGGGAGGATGGTAGAACACGTAAGGATGCACAGGCTGCACTTGGCCCACAGGCCTACAACGCTTTCATCATGCACCAAGTAGCACGTGCTATGGAGGGTCTACCTACTAAGCTACCTAATACAGCTTTCTCTGAGTGGGATGGTGATACAGACGCCTTTGTAAAAGATTCTCTTAAGCTGTTGGTTGGTAGTGAGTTCCGCCCTAATAGTGGACTCGTTACTAAAATAAGTAAGGCGTCAAACACAGGCATCTGGACGGCTGTATATGAAGAATTAGGCGATTACTTTTCTGCTTTCACTTACCCTGCTGCTGCAGTCAAGGACTTCTATGGTCAGTTTGACCCGCTATCTACCTACTTCCCAGAGACACGTGATGGGTTAAAGTCTTACACAAACATGGCAGAGCATGATGTAGAATTTCCTATTAACATGCAACTGGGTTTGTTCCGCCGTATCACACGTCAGCTGCCTGACTTTCCTGCAGCAAACAATGGTGAGAAGGGTATGCTTGAGTTCTTCCGTAGCTCTACAGCAGTCAATTACCAATCAAAGTACAACAAAGAAGCTGACCGTGCAGGTCTAGGCTACGATGCCCTACGCTTTGATGTGTTTGGTGATGGACCTATTCGTGCCTTAGATCCCCTGCTTAAACAGCTTACAGGTTTTGCTAGTAAGCCTATTAAGAATGACCTACAGCGTGAGATTACACGCCTACAGCTTGACCCCTTTACTCTGTACAATCCCTACAGAGAGAAGAACACAGCTGTAACTCTTATGACAGAGCAGATCCTACAAGGTAATCTTGCTTTTGTTATCTCTGAGCAAGTGTTGAAAGATCCGGGATACCAAGGCATGTCTATAGATGAGCAGAAACGCTTCTTGAAAGATATGATAAGTGACAAGGTATCTATAGCTAAGGAGATGGCTGTAGAAGAGCTTGATGCTATGTACGAGATGGAGGGTGACTCAGCTGCACTCTTTATGGGATACCAGCGTGGACGTGTTGAGAAGCTTGACAGGAATGAGAAGGCAAATGCTGATCTAGCTTGGCCTCTTATGGCTGAACGTTTTGGTTACTCAAGTACTGCTACACTTGATGAGGTTATTGAAGAGATCCGAACTACAAATAAGTATAATGATGATCCACAGGAGCGTATGGTGAAGGAGACAGACATGATAATGAACTATCTCCATGCAGGTAAGCTATATGGTAAACGCTACAGAGAGGTAGTGAAAGAACTAAACTAAACGAGAGAGGGGAGCCACTAAGCTCCCCTTTTCTTTATCGTACTCCGTGTTTCTTAACACAGTGTCTTGCCCATAGTACCGTAGCTATAAGATGCTCTAGTGCTTTGTTTCTCTCGTCACTCTGCCATAGATTACTCTTGATATGCTTCTCTAATGCTTCAGCATGTTGGGCTAACTCATCATAGAACTTGATACG